AACGTCGTTGGCTTCGCCGCTGACGGCTCACCACTCGGCGCATTGTTCGAGGCGATAGGACCTTTTGCGCTCGATCACGTCACCATCGGCATCGCGCAAGGTCTCAATCCTCTCCAGGTCGCACGAAGGATGTCAAGGACGTACGAAACTCTCGCACCTTCACGAGCTGCTACCATCGCACGAACAGAGATGATTCGTGCCAATCGCGAAGCACAGCGACAGACCTTCGAGGCGAACCTGAGCATCGTTCGTGGCTGGCGCCGCATCTCAGCGGGTGATGTGAACGTGTGTCCTGTGTGCTGGTCGCTTCATGGTGATCCGAATCCAGTTGCAGATGTTGTACCTTCGCATCCAAACTGTAGATGTACGGTCGTCCCGATCACACCAACATACGCTGAACTCGCAGGACTGCCGCCAGGCAGTTTCGATGAACCGGAAGAGATGCCGGACAAAGAAGAGCAGTTCAGGATGTTGAGTGAATCGGAGCGTCGGCAGGTACTCGGACCTTCGCGGTATCGTTTGTGGGAGACAGGCACACCTCTCAGTGCATTCGGTAAAGTAGTACCGAACGCGGAGTGGGGACCACAGGCCGTGGTCGTGCCGGTCAAGGAGTTATGATGCAGACTTTGGTATCCTTCGGTGATGCAATCAAGGCAGACGATTCCGGTCGTGTGCGTGGTTACCTGGTGCGCTTCGGCGGCGCTGACCTCGAGGGCGACTACTTCACTGCGTCGACTGATTTCGGACGACCGATGAAGTCTGGCGAGCGTGTGCCGATGAACCTCTACTATCATCACGGCCAGGATAAGACTGTAGGGAAGTCACGCATCGGAACCGGCTACATCACCATGGACGATAAAGGTCTCTGGTATGAGAGCCAGGTGGAGATGGCTGACCAGTATCAGAAGATGATCCAGGAACTCGCAAAGTCTGGCAAGCTTGGATATTCCAGCGGCGCCACGGGTCACATGGTCGAGCGCAAGAAGATGGCTGATGGCCGCTACGAAATCACACGCTGGCCAATCGGTGAGGCATCGCTCACACCGACACCAGCGGAACCGATGAACATGGTCAAAAGTCTAAAAGACATGTATGGCGACATGGAAGGTTATGCTATGGAAGAAGAAGAGATGATGATTCCTGTCGTGCCTGGCGAAGACGTTGCAACGTTCGTCCAGAACGTCTACGGCGACCTTGATAAGGAAATGGTCCATGAAGGACTCGAGGCGCTTTATGAGCGTCTCTGTGCAGGTGTTACAGCTGCATATGACAGTGGACTCGGCAGTGGACATGTGGATGCCATCATCGATGCATTCGCAGTTCGTGCGAAGGAACTGAATAGTAAAGTGAAGGATCCGGCAGCGGAAGCACAAAGCCTTAAGGCTATGCTCGAGCGTCCGACATCCATCCGAGAAGTGGAGCGACGTCTGCGGGATGCAGTTCGTCTCTCACGTAGCGAGTCGCTAAGATTCGCAAAAACCATCTGGTCCGAGCTTCGGGATGAAGCGTCGAGCGAAGATGTAACCATCGTCGACCAACCGAGCGAAGTGGACGAAGCGAAGAACGCTCTCCTCCGCCAGCTCATGATCCTGGAGTTATCCTAATGAATATTGAACAACTCGAAGCACAGCGACAGTCTACTATCGCAGCTGCAAAAGAAGTCCTCATCAACGGCGGCGACATGTCCGAAGCGAATCGCTTGCATGCATCCGCAAAGTCTCTCTCTGAGCGCATCGACATGCTCCGCGAGTTTGGGAATGTCCCTGCTCCTGTCGCATCCGAAGCGCCAAAGCATGAGCCATGGAAGTCCGGCAGCGTTGTCCGGAATCCATTCCCTGGGCCAAAGGCTGAGGCTGATTACAAAGCATACGCATTCGGCCAGTGGGTGCGTGGTACGGTCCTCGGAAATGCTTCCGCAGCCAAGTGGTGCAACGAGCATGGTGTCAAGTCGCAGACCGAAGGTGACAACGGCGCTGGTGGATATACGGTTCCTGAAATCGTTTCGTCCAGCCTGATCTGGCTCCGCAACGAGTACGGAATCGCACGTCGCTATAGCCGCATCTATCCGATGACGTCTGACATCCTCAATGTGCCGAATGCATCGACCAGCACCACGACTTATTATCCTGGTGAAGCGACAGCAATCACGGCATCGGACATCACCTTCACACAGGTCGCACTGACCGCGAAGAAACTCGCGATCTTGACCATTGTCTCCAAAGAGTTGAACGAAGACACCGTCATTGACTTTGGTGCAACACTGGCGCAGGACTTCGCGTACGGCTTGGCTTTGGCTGAGGATGCAGCTGCATTCCAGGGCGATGGCACATCGACGTATGGTTCCATCACCGGAATCATGCCACGAATCAAGGCACTGTCTGGGACATTTACTTCCATCGCATCGATGGTCGTTGGACCAGTCGGTACAGCTGCTGCACTCTCGAGCTTCACGCTCGCGAACTTCCAGAGCATGGTCGGCAAGCTTCAGCCATATGCAACGCAACCACGATGGTACATGCATAAAAACGTGTTCTATCAAGGCGTAGCAGATAAGCTGATTGCACTCTCTGGAAACTCGATCATGGACATTCAGAATGCCTATGGTCCTGAACCAACACTGTTCGGTATCCCGATCAGTTTCGTGCAGAACATGCCAAGCGCACCAGCTGCAAACCGCGACATGGTCGTCCTCGGAGATCTCTCCAAGGGTGTCGCCTTCGGCGATCGTCGTGGCGTATCGGTCGAGGTCTCTGACCAGGTCAAGTTCATCGAGGATGCGCTTACCTTCAAGGCAACCGAGCGCTATGCGTTCAACTGCTTCGATGTCGGAAACGTCACCGCGACAGCGGCCGATCAGGTTCCTGGTTCCATCATCGTTCTTCAGTGTGCTGCCAGCTAGTCTGTAGCACCTTCGCAGTCAAGGGGAGCGGGTTATCCCGTTCCCTTTTTGTTTTTAGGATGTAAACCATGCCACTCACTCGGACAGAAGCACTCGACCGTCTCGCTTGGATGGTCGCATCCGATCAATACCCGTTCTTGGATTCGACTGCACTACAGCAGCTCGTGGACGATCACGCTCGCTGGGCTGTCTGGTCTGCATCCACAGCCTTCGTGGTTGGCGACATCATCATCCCGACTGTCGCGAATGGCAGACTCTACCAGTGCGTCATCGCAGGGACATCGAGCGCCACTGAGCCTCAGTTCCCGCAGTGGACCAATACAACTGGCTACAGCGTCAATGACGGATCAGGTGACCTCTTGTGGCAGGACATCGGTCCTGCGAACATTGAGCGTTATGACATCCGCACAGCTGCGCGACAGGGCTGGATTCGCAAAGCATCGAGCATCACGCACCTCATCGATGTCAAGGATGGTCAGGTCGATGCTAAGATGGCCGTGCTCCGCGAGCATTGTCTCGACCAGGCGAAGCGCTTCAGCCCGATGGTGTTCGTATGATCCCGGCAGCTTACAGCACAGCGCTCAAGAACGCGATTCTAGCATACTCCTACGCTGACCGTGTCGCGATCTGGCGAACAGTTAATCAAGCGGATGGCATCGGTGGCGTATCCCAGCACTGGATACAGGTCGCTGAGATCCGTGGCACGATTAGCAACACAGGCGATACCGAAGGCATCGTCGGTGGCATGATCGAGCAGTCCGGTACATGGACGCTGACATGCTCACCAGACATCGAGGTCAAGGCCGATGACAGGATATACACATCTGGAAATCCACAGGCGCTATCGCCATACTATGAGTGCATCGGCAGTGACTACGGTCACACGAACGCAGTCAGTCAGACCATCGGACTTCGCGCCAGGACAAACGGGTAACTGTATCCACTGCGTGGTGCAAGCTTCGACTCCATCGCACCATGATAAAGGTGAAGTCATTGGTGGAGTAGTCTATGAGTCCAGAGATGTGGGTGCAGATCGGTATCCAAGCTTTTATCACGACGGTGAGTATCGGTGCCGCTTGGGTCGCACTACAGGTCAGGCTGACGCGACTGGAGACTCAGGTGGCACCTCT